GAAATGCCAAGCATTTTCTTGCCCCTAGATATTTATCACAATAAAAACAGTTCCAACCAGGAAGGTATTTATACTTCCCTTTACATCCAAGCAATCTGTCATTTGAATGCATTAGCTTTTCTTCCGGAATTCCTTCCGGAAATGCCTTACAGGTGTGTTCCCCTGTTTCTTTATTCAAAAAGTATTCGCAAAAAAAGCATATCGGTGATATTTTAAGCATTATAGCCTCCTGTATTTTTTATCTTCCATACTTCGCATATATATCCTGTAGCATTCCATACACTCTTTTAGCAAAATCTTGGGGTTTCTCTCCTTCTCTCTGTGCCATTTTAACTTCTGCAACACTTTCTGCTACCATTTCATCTACTGTAGAAAACCCATATTCCGATAACATCCGGGCACGGTCTTTTTCAGTGAAGCCCCCTTTTACGTCCCTATATAAGGTTGTAATCTCACTCACATCCCCTCTGTCCTTAATAAAGTCAAAAATCTGATGCCCTGCTTCATGGTAGGGGACACTCTCCTTCTTTCCTCCGTGCGGAACCCAGTTATGTATCTCAGATTGATACTGAAATAATTTTTCAGAGCTTTTCCCATAATATTTCGGCATTAAGCCAACCATTTTCCCTTGTCCTGTATATGCTACCGCTGGACCCATCTCTTTTTCTTCTATAGCCACTACCTCTTCATACCTTTTTCTATATTTCTTATAAATATTCCCTTTAGCCTCAAATTCCTTTATCTGCAAATCTCTGTCGGTCAGAAGGGTTTGGAGTTCCTTAGCTTTCTTCTTCCATCCATCAATTGCTTTTTCTAAGGTTTGTTTTTCTCTTGCTGATAAGCCCTTTGCCCGTAGCTTTTCTGATAGTTCCCTTATTTCTATTGCTGCTAATCCTAATTCGTTTCTGCATTGCCCTTCTATAAACATGCACCATTGTACTACTTCGTGTGAGCCTACCAGTTTAAATTGTGCCCTGCTTTCAGGGAAGTCTTTCAAGACATCGGCTACTGCTTCGTTTATCATATTAGCTATCTCTGCAGGCATATTGTAATAGCTAATATTATCGGCAAGGTTCAACTCTCTTGCTATTTGTTCCGCTTCTGCTGTCGTGTCTCCTATAGGGAAGCCCCTTTCGTTTGTTCTCCATTTCTTTTTTTCTTCTTTTATCTCAACGGGTCTAGAAAGGGTCTTATTATTAAGCTTATACCAATTCTCAAGTTCCGGGTTGCTTAATGGATTCCTTGCCCAATCTCTTAGGTCTTCAATTGTTTTCACTTTGTCTTGGAAGGCAGGAACAACATAGCAACGACACCACGGATGCGGTTTAACGGGTTCTTCTCCTTTCAGAAAGAAGCCGTCTCCGTTATGATGAGCATAATCATCGCATATATCAGTAACAACGTGTGCATTAGATAATTTCCAGTAAACACCCTCGTAGAAGGGTAACGCATTATAGCTGTTTATATTTCCCTCATAAAAGGCATTGTTCATCTCCGTAACTGCAAGCCTTGCGGCTTGCATTGGGATATCCTCCTTGAACCCAAGCCGTTTTCTTGTTTCTTCCCGGAGAGGTCTTGCAACATCAGGATTCAAAAACCTTTTTAGGTCTTCTGCTACTGCCCTAGGGTTTCTTCCTAAGGTTATTCCTGACTCTATTGTTTCTGTTATCTGTCTCCTAGCCTCTTCACTTATATTCCATATCCTATCCGAAATCTTGAGATTTCCTTTATAAGTCTTGGAAAGATAGCTCATAAAACTCCTCTCATCTAAATCTGTAACAAACCTTGCAATTTCTACTTTATCAAAGATATCTTCAGCAACCTCTTCTAGAATTTTACCTGCTACATCGCTTGAAATATGGATTGATTGCCTTGTGCCGGTATATATTGCGTTTTTAAGCTCTTCATTAAGATTGTCAACAATTGCATTTATCTCTGCCAGGATATAAGAATAATAATCTTTCCTCAAGTCTTCTGTCTTTTCTACTAGCTCACTACAAACCTTGGTAGCTCGTTTAAGAGAGTTCTTTACCTTATCAACTGTTATCTCCTCTTGCTTTTGGTAGGTTTTCCTAGCCTGTTTTATATATTCTTCATATTCTGTTTTATTCATTGTTTATCGCTTGTTCAATTAGCCCATCTTCTAGCCTTTGCCTTAAGGCATAGCCCATTGCTATTCTTTTAAGCTCACTATCATCAGCCCCTTCTTCAGTCCAGTTTACCATCGACGGAATGTATTCCTTCAAGAATTCACTAGCCGAACGGACTGAGATAATTCCAGCATTAACCCCGTTCACTAATCCAGCAACAAGATTATTTATCGTAGTGGCAATTTCCAGGTCGTTTTTCGGAGATATTTCATCCCAATCAATTCTTATCTGTGTATCAAGCTTGATGTTATTTATCTTGCTATACATTGCCAAAAACGTAAAGATAAGCTCTTGATAATATTCCTCAAACATTGTTCTTTTCCTTCTTATCTTCCTAGCTAAGGGTATCATCTGTTCACTTACGCTTGCCTTACTAGATTGAACCGCCGTTCCGAAAGCAAATTCCGGTGTCTCCGAAACATCAACAATGCAATAATAAATAAACTCTAGTAAGGTAGTAATTGCCGACAATCCACTATCCGCCGTTATAAAGCTCACATCTTCCCCTTCTTGTAATAAAAATATCTCTTTGTCCTGAAACCGTAATTTCCCCGATTTAAGTTCATTGCTATCGAAGTTATCTTCTAGAAACTTCTGAATTGAGTTCAAAGAGAATTTTACTTTCGGTCTTGCAAAGAGTTTTGCGCCCTGGACAGCAAAAAGCATTGTATCGTGATAAACCTTCATAAACGGCTCTATAGCTTCCAGTTCAGAAACGCCGAATAATTGATTAACCTCTGCTTCGTTTTTAAAATGAATAATGGGGATTAAATCCCACATATTTTCCTGTATTCCTTCAATCTCTAAATAATCCCCACCAGTGCTCTCGATTGCTATCTCCTTCTCTGTAATAGTTTCTATTATTTCTGCGTTCCTTGTGATATTTCCTTTATTATCATAGACAGGGACAATATGCTTTATGATTACTTTACTATAGCTTCCTGTCAACGGGTTCAAAATAGGGGTAACGAATTCAGGCGGTATA